TATCAAAGAACTTTGTTAAAGTTATATATATCAGTTATTTATAAACACAGATGCGTAAGTTAACGCATCACTAGTAATCGGCAATAGCTTGGTTAATCTCATCTATTTGATCCTGCCATTCCTTGATACGGTTGTCGTCGGTTTTCTTTTTATCCTGCTCTTCACGGATTTGCTGCTGGATAAGAAGCTTCTGTTGTTCCAAAAGTTTGTTCTGTTGATCAATCAATCGGGAAGCATCATTCGAATAAGCCTTCTGAATGGATTTATCCAGTTTTTCGTATGATTTATCCAATGTGTCGATCTGATCCTGCAACCGCTGGATACGTTTCTCGTTCTTCTTGTCATGAATCTTGGTAATGGCACCGGCCAAAGAAGTAACGACGCCAATGGCAGCACCGGCAGACGCACCGATCGGACCGAACATGGAACCGGCTTTCGCACCGTTCATGGCAGAACTTACAGTATCCATAGCCACACTGAGGCCCTCAGCTATCCCACCGAATACACCACCGAACGAATCACCGAGCTTCGAAAACGTATCAGAAAGGAACTGCCCGGCCTGCATGATCTCATTCATGCCTTCCTCTATCTCAGCCAAACCCTCTTTTAACTTCTTAGCATCATTTTCTGAGGCAAATACTTTTTTCAAGCCATTTGACACTTTATTAAAAGAGGTTTCCATTTGATCGGCTTCACGGCGGACATTTGCTATTTCATCTTTGATGGCCTTCAACTGATCCGGAGATTTACGAAGCACATCAAACTGTTCTTCAGTAATACCGAATGAATTATTAGATGAATATTCCCCTCTTTCAAGAAAAGACAAGAATTTTTCCGCTTCATCCGCAATGGCACGAATAGAAGTGATATTCTTTTTACTCATATCATCAAACAGCCGAGTGATAATGGATGTACTCTTTTGGGCTTCATTATCCACGTCTGCCAATTCCTTTTTCATACCTTCTGCAAGGGAAAGCCGTTCTCCTTCCGTAGTAGCCTTTGCTATCTTCTCATTATAAAGTTCCGTGATAGCCTGACGCTTTTCCAAATATGAGCCATATTCTTTCAGATACTCGTTCATGGCGCGTTCTTCTGCTTCAATCTGCTCATGGATAACATCAGATGTCGCATTTCCTAATTTGGCCCCAGCATTGACTTTTGCCATTCGGATCTCAATCGTCTGCTCTTTGGTCAACTTCCCGCCTTGTGCCTCTCTCCATTCTTTTTCTCTTGCACGGATAGTATCCAACTCTCTGTCATAATCAAGGTTCAACTGGGCGATCTTCTTGTCGGAACCTTCTTTCATCAGGTCTATCTCGGATTGCTGATTCTGGCGGCGAAGGGATAAAAGTTCCTTTTGAAGTTTTTTCTGCTTCTCAAGTTCTTTCTGATCTACAGGTTTTGCAAACTTCGTCTCTTCTTGTTCTGATTGGCTATTTACCAAAGCCTCTGCTTTTGTACGATCTTTTAATCCTTGTACAACGATCTCTACAGCTTTCTCATGTTCTATCTTTAGCTGCTCATTCCGTTTTCGCAACCGACGTAATTCAAGTGCTTCCGGGAAGCTAGTGTCAATCCAACTTTTTTTATCTAGTTGAGAAATCCGTTTACTATTTTTAGCCATCTCTTCTTCAATGGAATTCACAGTTGCACGTTGTTGTGCCATAGTACGTTCATCTATCGATTTGGACAACATCTTGTTGACTTCAACCATATCCATTAAAAGGAATTTCTGTAGAGATAGATTCTTTAATTCATTTGGATAAAGCTCCTGTAACTTTTTATAGGCTTCAACCTTTTGCAAAGTGGATTTATTTTCATCTTGTAAAACACCTAACATTTCTTCCGTCTGACTTCTCATGCCATCAGACCACTCTCTCATTTCTGCGACTCTCTTATTATGAGTATCTAATGCTTTTTCCGAAGCTGTCGCCTGTGTCGCAAGTTTGAATATTGCATATCCCAGCGCAGTGACACCAGCGACAGCTAATACATACGGATTTGTAAGAGCTGCTTTTCCCGCCGCCAACATAGCAACAGCCTGTTTTTTTAAAGCACCAGTAAGCAGTGCTGTGGCTGTCGTGTGTTGAATCGTTGCCAATCTGCTAAGGGCAGATGATTTTACATACGAATGTTGAGCTACCTGAACCAGTAAAATAGCTGTTTTATATGAAAGAAAAGCTCCAGCTGCATTCTTTACCAACGATTCAAGGTTTGATATTGTACCTTCTATATCGTTATTCTCAAATGCTTCATTAAACGCTTTGGCTATATTGGAGACTTCTTTCAGAATCTTCTCTCCCAAAGGACGCAAATAGGCCTGTACATTATTAGCCAACAATGTAAGCTGATTATCTGCAGCATCTTTCATCTTCTCAAACGCAGCTTCCGTAGCCCCTAAAGAGCTTTGCAACTCTTCGAGATCACTCGCTGCCGACTTAGCATTCTTTCCGGTCAAAGCCAATGTAGCAGCCAATCCTTCATCCGTACCCAGCATTTCCTTCATCTTTGAGGCAGAACCACCGGCTTTCTCGTTAATCAACTGCAATGCTTCTTGGAAAGTACGTCCTTGGAAAGCAGCATCTCCAAGTTCTCCGGCAGTGCCCTGGATAGCAGCCCGGATTTGAGTCATTGCCTGTGCAGTCGGAGTTCCCTGTTTGGTCAATGAAGCAACTGCACCCAACACCTGATCGATACTGATCCCGTATGCGGCCGCAATAGGTGCAACCTGAGCTATGGAGGCTCCCAATTCGCCAAATGTAGTCTTACCTAATCGGACAGTTGTAAAAAGCTGATCCGAGACTGTACCGGCCTCCTCCGCTGACATCTTATAAGCATTCAGGATCGTTGTAATAGCATCGGCTGCCGTCTCGGTTTCTGTAAGCCCTCCCACAGCTGCTTTAGCCGAAACTTCTAGAATCTTCATACCATCTGCCCCATCATGACCGGCGGAAACAATGCTATAAAGTGCTTTGGCTGCTTCCGGAGCCTTGATCGGAATTTCTTGAGTAATGGCCATGACCAGATTCATAAAACCGGTCATATCATTTGTTACTTGAGTGGAAATAGTGGCAACCTCAAGCATGTTCTTCCGGAACTCCTTTTCAAAGTCGTATGAGCTTTTGGCAGCCTTAGCGAAGGCCGTTGCCGCACTGATACCGATACCACCAAATACGTCAAAAGATGTGATCTCGCCAGCCAATGTTTTGATAATTCCCATCGCTTCCCGTTTTCCCTCGTAAAAGCCAGAGTTATCAAATCCTGTCGCAACATATAGCGCTCCATCTCTATTCCTGATTCCCATAACGCGTTTATGGTAAAATATAAGTTCGAAAAAATAATTCTTACAAAATCTTCCACAATTGGGAATTTTATACTACTTTTGTGTTGTAGAATAAAAAGGAAAATGAAAATCATCGATTCTGAAAAATTAGAAAAATTCATTCACAAACATGCAGATGCAGACAAAGCCATTCAAAAATGGATTGAAATATGTGAAGCTGCAAACTGGAAAAATCATTCAGAGTTGAAAAATGATTTTCTTTCCGCAGACTATGTTGGAAATGGTCGGTATGTATTCAATATAAAAGGAAACAACTACCGAATCGTTGCTGTGGTTGTTTTCTTTGCAGGTCGGATGGTTATTCGTTTCATCGGTACACATCCGGAATATGATAAAATTGATGTAAAAACTATTTAAAGAAAGAGGGCATATTATGATAATTAAAAATGATGCTCAATACAGAGCGTACAAAAACGCAATGGAAGTAATTATCGCAAAAGGTACAGAACTTGGCGATATGGAGCTTTTATCCCAGTCTGATAAAGATGAATTTATCAGACTTACTGATGCAATCTATGAATGGGAAGCTGCCTATCACCCATTACCGGGTAAAGTCTCCTCCTTAATAACGGACGAGATAAAAAAACAAATGGTAGATAAGAAGATTAAACAAAAAGATGCAGCAAAAATGCTCGGCATATCAGAATCTCGGATAAGTGAATTGCTAAATGGGAAACGTGCACTTAATCTAAATATCACTAAACGTTTACGAGATTGTTTCGGAATTCCAGCAGATTTTATACTTGATCATATCTAAGATAAATGGCACTGGTTATCAATCAAGCCTTCTCTCAGAATATCTTGACACATCAACAAAGAGAACAAAGCCCTGCTAACTTCACAGTCCGCAGGGCTTTCTTACTACCAAACAAATCAAAATTTATCACTATGACAAAACCTTTTCTTTACTCTCAATGTAATATATAACTATATCAATGAAACTTTCTTTATCCGTTTCACACGGCCAGTATCGAAGTCAACCATTTCAACCCATTCTCCATCTTCCTCTTTAATTGACGTATCTTCCGAATGAAAGTCTTTGGCCCTTCGGTTCATCAAATAACCGCGTTCACGAAGCATGCCGACCAACAAAACAAAGCTGCTATCCAATATTTGTTCATGAGAATAGCCGAAAACCTCATTGCAGGTCACTAAGAACATGAAGCTGCTTTGAGGGCCTTCTTCTTCCATGTCTCGCTGTTTTTCTGAAGGGCTATTATCTCCACTTCGCTTAACGGGCTCACAGCTTCCAGCGCTATGATAGTACGAGAAAAAGGGTTGCAACCGATCCGGTATAAGATGGCATTCAGAAGGATGTAAATATCCTCCCATGTGCAGTTGTCTTTCAGAACTTCCCGGAACCAGGCCGGCATATCACCTTTCTTATTATGAATGCCAAGGCATACGATTTCAAAAATAAGTTCGTCATATTTGGCTATCAGTTCGGCGACCTGATTGGAAAATCCTTTATTCTTATCAGCAATCAAAACCTCTCTATCCTCTTTATCGATATAAAGCAAAAGAGGCTTTATTCTAAACCAGGTGCGGACAGTGATCGGGGTTATGGCGATACTATCCCCTACCGTCTTTCCTTCCGGTAATGATTCAAGCCGGGTAAATTCAAACGGAATGGTTACCGGCTGACAAGAAACGGATTCACTCTCCAGTTGAAGTACTTGCTTTACACTCATAGCTTTTCACTTGATTTTGTAATTTCTCAACTTCTCTCCATATAGCATTACTAATATCCCTTCCAGATGAAATACATAGTACTTCAGAATTTGGTTTTGTCAATTTGATAAACAAATTCTGAAGAAAATATTCATAGTTATCAATTTTACATTGCATCTTAGCAATCGTTTCTACAGCTCCTGCATCCATAATCGTTTTCGATTAAAATATAAAAGCCCCGGATAGTTCCGAGGCTTTCGATAACCTAAACAACAGTCCTTAATTATCCTGCTGCTTGTACGGCTTCTGTTTCTGCGCTTGTCTTCTCTCCGGAATACAAACCGTTTGCCGTAAACTTGACAAGGATTTTATCGCCTTCATTTTCCGGCTGGATCAAATAGCTGTCGCCGATAGCCCCTTCGATGTCTTGAGCTTCTCCCTGGCCATCCACTTTACGTTGCCATTGGAAATCACCAGTCGCTTCCGCTGGTGTCAAGGTGGCCGTAAGCGTTTCACCAACTTTGGGTGTGCCGGTGATTACAACTACCGTTACCGGGGTAAGGGTTACATTCATTACCGCCCGGCTGAACGAAGAGCGTTGCTGGCCGGCAGAGGTAATGGCTGCCAAACGGGTACATTTAACCAGCAAAAGGTCTGTTTGCTCCGAAGAGGGTGCCTGGCTCAAGCGGGCACTGACCTTACAAATGGCAAATGTATATTCCGTATACTTACCTTTGTACGGTGTCGTCTGCATCTTGAACGATTTACGGATATTGGGAATATCAATCGGAGCATTCCATTTACCCCCATTAATAGAACCACCACAAAACGCGAGCATTTCCTGAGCTGTCGGCGACGGGATAGCAAATTCAAAACTATCCGGGTCGCCAGCCTTATCGAATGACTCCCAAGGATCTTTCATCCCTTCCGCACGGAAATCGACAGAAGTCGCTTCATTGAAATTGAAAGCAACTGAGCCTTCATGAACGATCGGGCACTGTGTATAAATAGAGGCCGGAACACCATCACCGGGGTCACCATACCCTAAGAAGGATACGCCTACCGCCAAACTTCTTTCATTAGCCATATTCTTAATCTATTTCTGTTATTACTTCAAATCTAATATTCGTACAATCGAAGCCTTCTTTAGCTTCGCCAAGAGGCTCGGACCAAACAATCCGAGATTTCCAATACATACCGAAAGAAGGTGTTATATTTCGTAGTGCAGACTTAACCTTTCGTACAGCTCCTTTCATTAATTGTCGATAAGGCATACCGTTCGTTTGTTTCTTTACGAATACGTTGATATTGACCAGTCCTTTATTGACTACATCCGTTTCACTCAATGCAAGCATCCGGACTGTAATATGGTTCTTTGTTTCACCGTCCCCAGAACAATCTTTATACAGGATAAAACCGGCGACTACGGGTTCAACCGCATCATACACGATATCCACTATATCAAACTGATCTGCCATTTCAATACCCTTTCTCCGCTAGTTTGTCAAATAACGTTCGACTCTGTTTCCTTATCCAACCCTCAGTATGCTCCGTAGCCACAGAGATAACATCCAAATTATGGATCGCTTCCACATAAACAGCGTATGGCATAGCTGCTACACCAACCAATACCCAGCCATTCGAATAGACGGAAGCCAGCTCAGAAACTAATCGTTTCGCTTCACGCATACCTGGATAACGTTCAGTTCCACCCTTTGACAACTCATAGTTCTCTGTTAGTATATCACCATCCTTAACAATCACATAACCGATTGAACTACGAAGATTGCCGGTACGGTCTTCATAGTTGCCTTTCTTACGAGCAATCTTTACAAATTCCTCTCCTGCGCGTTGCAAAAGTCGGTATATCCGCTCTTCTGCTCGATCCACATAGTAATCGAACCATCGTTCTACCTCCCTGTCGCTCCACATGGGAGTCAAACCACCTTTCCTGGCCATAAGCTATACATAGATTACAGAGTGAGTTTGATACGGTTCCCAACAGATAATAGCAACATCGAGGCCGACACTGTCAATCCGGATATGCTTCGCGTTTTCCACAGGACGGGCTTTTGTCGAAAATTCACCATGTACGATAAACTCCTTACCATCGACATTCTGCTTTAACTGCTGCCCGCTATTGGAAGGGTAGTATTGCCCAATAACCTCTATTTCCGTCGGTTCTCCAGCAACCCATTCCCCTTTTACCAATTGTCCAGATTGAATTGTAACTATCGCCGTATGTGAATATCGCTTTACCATCTGTTACGGGCCCTTCCTTTTGGTACCTCAATCTTGTTTCCAATCAGCTCCGCTTTCTCCGGTTCTCCACCTTCCCTATACAGCCGTTTTGCCGTAGCGTCATACCAGGAACGGGGATAGGTGATAGAGAGTTTGTTTTCTGTGAAGTCAGGTAGACCACCGACCATTGAATACAGGTCGGCAGCCACCAGCTTTTGTTTTTGAATATCGATCGTCTTACTATCTTCTGTACCTTCAAAACCGCGTCCCGGCAAAACGACGTTATCCAAAAATTCTTCACAGTCGGCAAGACCGGGATAAGCAAGTATTGTATCTCGAATCGTCTTAGCCATGATTACTACTCTCCGTTTTCAGTATCCTGAATTGTCTGGTCTTCCGGATCAACGGTCTCACCCAAGAATGTTGCAGGGATATCATCCGTTCCCTCCGTATCCTCTGAAGCGTTCCAATCCTGACCATCAACTTTCATGATAAACATCGCATCCGGATCATTTACCACAGGAATAGCATTTGCTTCCGCTTTCGTCCACTCCTTGAACGGTTCCAGCTCAGACCATTTGGTTACCAATACCCAATCCTGCTTTACCATGAGAGCAATTTTCTGCAAAGTCGCAGAAGATTCGGCAGCAATTGGTCCATGCTGAATATCTCCGACTTTCAAATCTTCCAGGAAGCATACACGTTTACGTTCCCAGGGATTGATTGTTTTACGACGATGGGCACTGTCTTCAATACGGACAGCTGGATTCACGGTGATAATCTTTACAGGGATTTCCTGTTCGGCCAAATACTCGTTGATAAGATTTTTCGTCACCAATATTTTTGAAGACGAATTAACCCATGCCTTTAACGTATCGAACGTCGATTTCTGCTTTTTCAGCAAAGAGAAATCCGCTACATGCATTACAACGTAACGAATCGTTACACCCTCGGCAGAAGCAGCAACAACCGTATCTTCGATGTCCTGCAAACCGTTGGCAGTCGTAGCATTACTCCAATCTGTAGATGATTTACGCTGGTTCTTCTTCGGCATACCGCAACCGACAAACTCAGCCGTAACAACACCGCCGTTGTTCTTTGCTGACAGATGGAATCCGGCACGACTCATAAGTTGCATACACCACCATTCGAAACGGGCACGGACGGAATTATATACAAAATCCTGATCTTTGAAAGCCAGGTTCAATAACGCCAACTGGTCCGCGTCGCCCTGCGCGTCACGTTCCAATTGTTTGTACTCGTTGTAATCACTTTCGTTCATACCACGCTTAACGGCTGTCTTCGGAATATCACCGGACAGTTTGCTGATTACCTCACGCGTCTTCTGCGGAGCGGAAGCGTCGAAAGAGATCACGTCGGCCATTACCGGAGCGCCCTTCTCACCGGTCAGTGTCTCCCACTTCAACGAAGTCTTTCTTTTCACCCCGAAGAAGTTCGGGAAAACGACCGGTTTCACATGGCGGGTATTCAAACGAGCCGCCATGTTCTTTTTATTTACCTGTTTAATTAAACTTCTTTCCATATATCTGATTTTAATGGATTACACAAAACGGATAAACGACATTAATGCCTTCAAGCCCTTATCTACCGGGAACGGCATACAGGATTCGTTTACCGTACCTCTTACCAATAATCCGGACTGCTGGTTGGCTACAGTCAAGTCGACTTTATTCATCGTGACGACCAATTCGCCATCATAAGGCAACTTGGCGGCTTTCGCAGCTTGCTTGTCTTTAGCCTGAACCAATACCAAACCTTTTGCAGCAGCACCTATAGTCGCTTCCAACGTGATCATATCGAAATCCGCATTGCTCTTATCAATAGCCGTGATTTTATCGGATGCGCCTGTCAACGCTCCACCAACCGTCACGAAGTCACCCACACCGAACAGATGGTTCTTGGCCACCTTATACACTGTCGCATCGGCAGCAGCAGCTTCCGAAACCGTAGCTGTCTTCAATACATGAAACAGCCCTGTTTCCGGATCTTTTACTACAATTACAATCGGAGGCAGTTCGTCCAACGCCTTGCCATTGAACAAAGCGTTCTGTAAATCTCTGCGGTCAATCGTCCCGCCACCAATCACATCCTCAATAATCTTTTCAATTCCGGGAGGATACTGGAATTCTCTTTCTCTTCTTCTGTACATAACTTACATTTTACTTGGATTATTCAATACCCAGGTTTACCACACCGGGATTATTCGTACCACTATTTCCTGCGTCTTGGTCCATTAACTTCGCCCAATCCGCTTCGGAACGCTCCGGAAGATTTACGGAACCGGGAGCATAATCACCACGAGCCACGGCATCATCAATAGCCTTTTGCTGGATTCCGGTATATTCTTCGGATAGCACCTTAATCTGGTCCTCGATGGACGTTTCAGAAGCCAAATCCACACGTCCCAGCCAGCTATCCGGAAGATTGGCATCTTTCAACTGCTTGCGGGCAGTTTCTTTCTTGGCCTCGTTTGCTGAGTTTGTAATAGAGTCCCCCACCTTCTTGGCCATATCATCGACGCTTTTCTTCATACTTTCCAGATAAGCTCTGACTTCCGGACTAAGACCCTTCAACAACTCTTCTTCAGTTTTCTTATCCTTGTCCTTATCCGGATCTTCTACCGGTTTACCGTCTTTCAATCCATGTTTAGCTTCGTATGCAGCGACAGCAGCGGTTTCAGCCGTGTTCTTCGCTTCATTCTCCGCTTCTTGGATTGCCGGAAGGATATTCTCTTTGAACAGGTCCACGAAAGCCTCCATTCCTTCGGCCTTCTCAATCTTGAACGTCTTCTGAATACGTTCCGCATACTTCTCCGGCACACCTTTTGTTTTACATGCCGCCTTGATTAAATCTAAAATTGTCATAAGAGTTTTCTGTTTAAAATATAAGGTAGGGAAAGTTTTTTCTTGCAGGATTCAGAATAAGTGTTCATCTTTGCGGTGTCTATCATATTTAACTAACGGATGCGGGTAGGATTCGCTCGCATTGATAATGCCGAGCATTTTTTATGCCCGAACATTAATTGTATAATGATATTAGGTATTCGTGTACCCCTGTGTGGAACTGTAATGGAACCACAGCATCCGTTGGAATGTGATAGACAGCAGGAAAGGCACGAATACCTTTTTTATTGAATTTGATTATGTCTATCAATTCCAACAATGCTAATGCCGCCAACAACAGTAACGGCAAAAGGACGGCCAAACCCTCCGAAATGGGTAAGTACCCCACTCCTGAACTACAAGCCGCATTCAATACTGGCCGAGAAATCGGAAGAACCGAAGGAATGCTATACTACATCAAACATGCTTCCGAAAATATGCAAAAGGAAGCTGAGAAATTAAATTTAAAGCTACAGGCGCAAAAAGCGAAAGTATAGAAGGTATCATCAGCTGCCACTGGAAAAAGTTTTTCTGATTTATATATTATCTCAGAAAGACGTTACGTGGCAGTTACGTCAGTAGGAAATTTAGAAGGCATTGGGTGTATTCTGTAAACTGCCACTTTACTACAGAATCCCCTTTGCCCTCGCTTTTTTAGAGAATATGACAAATTTAGCATTAAACACGAGAGAGATCGCGAAAGTAAACAATGTGGCTATCGTGGCCAGTAATGATCCAAAGAAGTTAGTTCCCATCAAACCAATTTGCGAGGCGTTGGGAATTGATTATGCCAGACAATTCCAAAAGTTGAAAGATGATGAAGATCTTGGTCCAACTATTGGCCTGACGCCAACAGTTGCGGCTGATGGAAAAATAAGAGAAATGGTATGCCTACCTATGGAATTCATCTTCGGTTGGTTATTTACCATCAATCCTAAAAATGTAAAACCGGAAGCACAAGAGGCTGTCCGAACGTATCGGATGCAATGTTATCATGTCCTATACGAATACTTCGCCTCTTATGCCAGCTTCGTTAATCAAAAACAGAAGCGACAAGCGGAAGACTGGGCCCGTATTCAAATTCTGAAAAAAGAGTTCCATGAAGCGAAGAACAAGTTGGCCAAGGCTACGAAGCAAATGAACATGACGGTAGACTACTCATTTGAGCAATGGAAAGCTAACGGGAAACAGCTTATTCTCGACTTTGACGATTAAAACTCCAAAATCGTTAGACAATTAGGAGATAATTTATATTTTTGCAAAAGAAGTGGTTTACATACAAGTCCTCGGATTGCAGTTCTGAGGGGGCTATTTGAATTCTTCTAAAAACATAAAGTAGTCTGATAGATTCAGCCGTGGATTGTAGTTCCACGTGTGATGGTCTATCGGGCTACTTCTTTTTTATTCCTGTTAATACCTTATCGCTATCCGATATACTGTAAAGGACTGCTTTCCCCGTTATATCTTCTCTGACAATGATCCAACTTTTCTCCCCTTTCAAATCAATTTCAAAAACATGAGAATATTTGATCATAGGATTATCCTTGTGGTATTCGGTGTACCCCTTATAATCCGATCCTGCAAATATCACTCCTATGTTTTTAATCAATTCGTTCTTCTCTTTTTTGAACTTATGAGGTTGATTCAAGAACTCTTTAATAGACTTTCCTGTCATTTTAACTTGTATCGGAAAATCTTTATGAGAGAATGAGCTATTCAACAAAGATCGCTTGGCCCAATTTTGTAGCTCTTTTGCCCTATCTTTTGAATATTGAATGGAAATACTATCCTTTGGTTTCCCATCCCCCAACAACCATTCCGCAAACTCCTCATGCTCCATCATAATCGGCGTAGCTATGCAAATACAAAACGGATGCCATCCTGTAAACCTGAAATCCTTCGGATATTGGCCGGCCTTGCCATCACATACAGGACATGGACCGTGATTTGAAGGAGAACGTTCTACTTCTATCCCTGTTACAAAATCCATATTTTGCCAACGCTCATAGTCGGCAGTACGAAACGCTTTATTTGTTTCCGTTGCTGCTAATCGAAGGGCATTTTTATAAGACGAGCGATAAACACCCTGTCCCGGATGATAGTCTTTCATCGGCTGGGGTGGAACCCGCTTCCCACACGCATCCCCTACCCCCCGGAACACCGGGCCGTGGGGCCCCACCCACTTCAGACCGTCGCCACCGGGACTGCGGAAAAGCAGGGCGGTATCTACCGAAGCATCGTGCATCAGGGCATAGCGCAAGCCATAGACACCGCTCAGGCGTCCGCCATCGTGCCACTGGTTTATGTGGTCAAAGTCAAGGCAAATCAGTCCGCTATGGGCCAGCAGGGCATCATCGCGCCTGCGGGTGAACTCTCCAC